GAATTAATGGCTGGGATTGTGATTAATAAAAAATGAGCAAATTAACTGAATCAGCTAGAGGTGAACCTTGCCAGTTGAGATTGGAAGGTTGTTATTCAGGTGTTGAAAATAATACAGTTGTTTTTTGTCATTTAAGCGGTGGCGGCATGGGAAAGAAAATGATGGATTTTCAAGGTTTTTATGGATGCTTCAATTGTCATTCCAAATATGACGGAAGAGAGCCTCATAACTATGAAAAAGAGTGGCTTGAGCTTGAAGGTTATAGAGCAATGATAAGGACTCAGATTCGTATGGTAGCTAAGGGGTTACTTTGAAAAGAATGATTGAGCGCTCTAAACCGAAAGAGATGATCTTTAAGACGCTAGTACAAGACTATTTTGTAGAAAACCCAAAAGTGGAGAAAGCAACAATAGAAATTAAACAAGACAAATTAACGAGAAGCCAAGCTCAGAATGAATTGTACTTTTTATGGGTTGATACATACATTAGGCAAGAGCTAGGATATTCAAAGCACGAGACACATAAGGCTCTAGTGGAAGAGTTGCTAGGGTATGACGTAACAACGGGTTTTAATGGCGAAATTAGTAGCTTGAAAGAAACAAAAAGCTTAAAGGTTGCTGAGTTTTCAAATTATTTAGAAGAGGTTGATAGATTTTGTGCTGAACGACTATCTATTATTTTGCCTCACCCAGACATTTACTACAAAGCAATGGGGGTTAAAGCGCCATGATTCATTCGATGGAAGAGTGTTTAGTTAAATTAAAGGCTATTAAAACGATGGCAAAGCAAGGCATTAAGCAAGCAAAGCAAATTACTGAAACTTATAAATACGAACAGATATTACAAGAAGTTAATTATTTGATAAATGAAACCAAGGGGAAATAAATGATTGAATTAATAGTTATTTTGATGGGTGCGGTAATTGGTGCGATGGGTCACTATATATACGTAGCCTTTAGTAATTGCTCACCTAAAGCAAATACACAAGCAAAGGCAGTACTTGAGCATTTGAAGAAGAATAAAACGCTAACTTCCAAGGAGGCGAAAAATCTATATTCAATTAGCGCTTTACGTTCGGTGGTATGTAGGTTGCGTTCTGCTGGTTATGAGATAGAAACCGCATTTGATGGTCATAAAGGTGTTTATTCACTGAAATGAACACAACATTAACTAAATTAAGCGCTATTAAGCGCAATCCGAATAACCCAAGGGTATTACAAGACGAGAAACTAGTGAAGTTGGTGAAGTCGATTAAAGACTTTCCACAAATGCTGGAGATACGTCCTATCGTGGTAAATGATGACATGGTGGTGCTTGGTGGCAATATGCGTTTGAAGGCGTGTAAAGAGGCAGGACTGACAGAAGTGCCAGTCATTAAAGCATCAGACTTTACTGAAGACCAACAGCGTGAGTTTATTATCAAAGATAACGTAGGCTTTGGTGAATGGGATTGGGAATTATTACAAGACGAATGGGACACTGATTTACTTGATGAATGGGGTTTGGATTTAGAGTTTGAAACAATAGATGAAGATAACGATGGCCTAACCGATGAAGATGACGTTCCAGAAGTGCCAGAAGAACCAGTATCAAAGGTTGGTGATATTTGGTTGCTTGGTGAGCATAGGGTAATGTGTGGTGATTCAACTAACGGTGGTGATGTTGCTTTATTGATGAATGGTGAAAAGGCAGATATGGTGTTTACTGACCCGCCTTATGGAATATCAATTGTCAGTAATGGTGGGAAAGTAGGTGGCGACAGCTTGGCAAAGACTGGTGATTATGCCGCAGTTGCTGGTGATGATTCAATTGATGTAGCAGTTGAAGCTATTAAGATTATTAAAACATTGGGCGCTGATGTTGAGATTATATGGGGTGGAAACTACTACGCTAGTCATCTTGATAATTCATCTTGTTGGATTGTATGGGACAAGCGCGGAGAAATGGCTGGTAACAATTTTGCAGACTGCGAATTGGCTTGGACTAATCAAAAGACTGCGGTTAGGAAGTTCACGCATTTGTGGAGTGGAATGATTAAAGCATCAGAACATGGAAGCAAGAGAGTTCACCCAACACAAAAACCAATAGCATTAGCAGAGTGGTGTTTTGATAATTACGGCAAAGAATGTAATACGGTTCTTGATTTATTTGGTGGTTCTGGGTTTACCATTATGGCTTGTGAAACAAGAAGCAAGAACGGAATGATTATGGAGTTATCGCCTAATTATGTTGATGTTATCGTTAAAAGATGGCAAGAGTACACTGGCAAAGATGCCATAAACGCTGAAACTGGTGAACGATTTGTAGAGCTAGAGCCTTACACAACCTGTCAAGAATGAAGAAGCTCACAGATAAGCAATTTTGGTCAATATTACGTGAAGGCGCAGGCATATATGGGCGTACGGTGCGTTTAATCAAAAGTGAATACGATATAGACATAACAAGGCAATCGGTGCGAGAAAGGGCAATGAAGCGCCCAGACGAAATAAAAGATATTAAAGAACAAAACATTGATATTGCTGAGGAAGGCTTACATTCCTTAATGCGTAGTAAGAATGAGACTATTAGATTTAAAGCTGTTCAGTTTTATTTAAAGACGATAGGTAGAGACAATGGATATGTAGAACGTCAAGAGTTAGATATTGATGGTGACTACAACTTAATCGTTGAATTTATAGAGCCTGAATGAAGAAAAAGAATGTACAAGTTCCCCATATCTTCAAGCCATTATTCACGCCCAGCCGTTATAAAGTTTATCACGGAGGTAGGGGTGGTGGTAAGTCGTGGGGATTTGCTTTGTCATTGTTGGTTATGGGCGGTCAGAAGAAGATGAGAATATTGTGTACTCGTGAGATTCAAGGCTCTATCAGGGATTCTGTGCATAAGTTGTTGAGTGACTGTATTGATAATCATAACCTTAGATACCTATACAGAATTACTCGTGAAGGTATCTATGGCAAGAACGGTACAGAGTTTATTTTTCACGGATTAAAGCATGACCCGCAAACTATAAAAAGTCTTGAAGCAGTTGATGTTTGCTGGATTGAAGAAGCCCAGCGTATTTCTAATGAAAGTTGGGACGTTCTTATTCCGACTATTCGGGCAAAAAACAGCGAATTGTGGTTGAGCCTGAATGCGAACTTAGAGACAGACCCAACATACGTTAGATTTATAAAAAACCCAAGACCGAACCAAATTACACGCAAGGTGAATTATTGGGATAACAAGTTCTTTACTAAAGAGTTACGAGTAGAGATGGAGTATCAGAAAGAGTTAGATTATGACGATTACCTCCATATTTGGGAAGGCGAATGTAAACGAGCTTCAGACGCTCAAATATTTAAAAATAAGTATGTTGTAGAAGATTTTGATTCACCAGTTAGCGTTACCTATTACTACGGGTTGGATTGGGGATTCTCACAAGACCCTACAGTGATTCTTAGGTGCTTTATTGTTGGTAATGATTTGTATATTGATTATGAAGCTGGTGGTACGCAGGTGGAGTTAGACCTGACTTACAAGTTGATAGACACTATCCCGAATACTAAGAATTGCGTTATTAGAGCTGATTCAGCACGACCTGAGTCAATTAGTTTTGTAAGAAGGCAAGGTTACAAGATTGAGTCAGTACATAAATGGTCAGGTTCGATAGAAGATGGTATTGAGCATATCAGGAGTTTTAAGAAGGTACATATTCACACACGCTGTATGGAAGTGGCGAGTGAGTTTGTGAAATATAGTTACAAGATAGACAGGCTGAGTGAGGATATATTACCGACAATAGTTGACGCACATAATCACTATATTGACGCGTTACGGTACGCACTACAGCCAATGATTAAGAGAAAAGGAAAGCCAAAATTGGCACGAGTTATGGGACTATAAGGAGATAAAAATGGGAATTGAAAGCAAACATCCGTATTACGTTGAGGCGAGTAATCAATGGTCAAGAATTAGAGATTCATTTGATGGCAGTGATGCTATTAAATCAAAAGGGGTAGATTATCTACCAAAATTAAGCGGTCAGGATAAAGCGCAGTATGACGCTTATAAGCTTAGAGCAGTTTACTACAACGGTATTGAAAGAACGGTAAAGGGTCTAGTAGGCGCTGTAATGCGAGTTGATCCAATTGTTGAAGTATCGCCTAAGATGGAAGAGTGGTTGAATGATATTACAGGTACAGGTATTTCATTAAATGACTTTATCAGCTATATGTTGAGTGAGCAATTGCTTACAGGTAGACAAGGCGTTTTAGTTGATAGAAATGAAGAGCGTCCTTATCTGACGGGTTATAAAACAGAGCAAGTCACAAACTGGTTAGAAGATACGATTGTTCTTCAGGAAACATACCGCAAGGTAGATCCTACAGACCCGTACAAGTCAGAATATGATATTCAATATCGTGAATTAACTAAAGACGATGGGAAGTACGTTGTGCGTATTTGGCGTAAGGATAAAGGCGGATGGAAGGTAGTTGATGAATTGTTTCCAACTATAAGAGGTGATGGTTTAAACGGCATTCCGTTTGTTGCTATGAGTGGTGATGGTTTTAATTTAGAACCTAGTATGTCCTCTTTGTTGTCGTTAGCTGATATGGGCTTATCTCTCTACAGAACCTCAGCAGACTTAGAACATGGGAGACACTTTACCGCATTACCTACGCCATACGTTACAGGTATTGACATTGATAGTGAATTAACTATTGGTTCAGGTACAGCGTGGGTATTGCCCGACTCATCTTCTAAAGCAGGTTATTTAGAGTTCACAGGTCAAGGTTTACAGGCACTAGAGCAAGCAATGGAAGAGAAACGTTCATTCATGGCTAGTCTAGGCGCTCAATTACTACAATCTCAGAAGTCAGGGGTAGAGGCGTCTGATACGGTGCGTTTACGTCAAAATGCTGAAGCTTCAACATTGGTGAGTACGGTTAAGACTGTTGAAAGAGCAATTACTAGCGCGTTAGAAGTGATGGCGCAGTGGGATGGCATAACAGGTGATATAAACGTTAAGCTGAACACCGACTTTGTTGATACTAAGATTAATCCACAAGATATGACTAGCCTTATGAGTGCTTGGCAGTCAGGTGCTATTAGTCATGAGACGTTCTTGTTCAATATGAAGAGAGGCGAGATATTAGAGCCTGAAGTTTCTATTGAAGATGAAAAAGACCGTATTGATTTAGATGTTTAAAACCGTAAACGAGAAAGTAAAAGATGAAATTATTGGGCATTCGATTGACTTAAATCGGCTTGAAATTCAAATGAAAAAAGATGTTATCAAGGAATTAAAAAATCTTGAAAGAGATTTGATAAATCAATTAGAGGAATCTAACATCTTAAACGGCAAGCCTATGACAAAGTTTAAACAGAAAAGATTACAGGCTTTATTTAAACAAACCAAGGAGACGATTCAAACGGCTTATAAACAGGCTAAGGATTCTCTTAATGAGGACTTAATTAGAGTGGCAAGCATATCTGAGGCTCAAACAATTAACGCCCTAAATTCAGCGATTAATGTAGATTTGCTTTCTACTGGTCTAAGCAAGCAAGCTTTAAATGCAATAGCATCACAGACACTTATTGAGGGCGCTCCATCTAAAGAGTGGTGGTCAAGGCGTGGAAAAGCGTTCAAAGACAAATTCTCAGACACTGTAAGAAAGGGAATGTTGGCCGGAGAGACTACAGATAATATCGTTAGGACTTTACGAGGCACTAAGGCATTAAGATATAAAGACGGTGTGCTTAATGGCAACTATAGAAGTGCTGAGGCATTAGTTAGAACTAGCATTCAGTCGGTGGCTAATGAAGCAAGGATTGAGACGTATCGTGAAAATGACAAGTTAATTAAGGGTATTGAATGGTCAGCAACATTTGACAGCAGGACTTCAGATATTTGTGCCTCATTAGATGGTTTACAGTGGGATTTAGAGTACGTTCCTCTAGGACATGGCACACCCTTTCCGGGCATGATTGCTCATTGGAATTGCCGTTCAACCACAGTGGCAATTATCAAGAGTTGGAAAGAACTAGGTGCTAAGGGTAAGTTTAAAGAAATTCCAGAAAGCACAAGGGCAGCTATGGACGGTAGGGTGAGCAGTAAAAAGAACTATGAAGCTTGGCTCAAGGGTAAAGATAAGAAAACACAAGAAGAAGTGCTGGGCGTTGGTAAGCGTAAATTATGGAAAGAAGGTAAGTTAGGTTTTACTGATTTGGTTAGTGGTAGCGGAAAGCCTTTAACGCTAGAACAATTAGAAAGAAAATTAAATTTTTAAAACAAGTGTCAGTGGCACAATTATTCGGAGAATAGAATGAGTGAAGAAGAAGTGAAGATGTACTCAGAAGACGAGTACAACGGTGTTAAAACGAAACTAGATGAATTTCGTTCAAACAATGTTAAGTTGATGAAGGACATGGAATCTTTAACCAGTAAGTTTGATGGGATAGATGTTGAAGGCTATAACGACATGGTTAAACAACAACAATCCTTGAAAGATAAAAAGCTATTAGATGCTGGCAAGATAGATGAATTATTAGAAGAGCGTACTAAGTCAATGCGTGAGAAACACAACCAAGAATTAGAGAAGATTCAAGGGCTTAACGGAACTTTGAATAAACAGTTAGAAACACTGGTAATTGATAATGCGGTTAGAGATTCAGCAACTAAATCTGGGGTAGTTGATACAGGTATTGACGATGTTCTATTGCGTTCTCAATCAGTATTTTCACTCAAAGATGGTAAAGCCGTACCACATGATCCGAATGGCAATGTCATTTACGGTGAAGGCTCGTCAGAACCTATGACAGTACAAGAATGGGTCAAAGGTCAAATGGAAGTAGCCCCTCACTTATTCAAATCATCTAATGGCGGTGGCTCTGAACACGGTAAAAATTATGTAGGCGCAGGGTCGCGAGATTTAAGCCCATTAGAAAAACTTCAAATAGGTTTT